ACACAAGCCCCACCAATCCGAAAGTTGACCGTGAAATCATTCATAAAGGATTCTGACTTACCACAGGCGATCGATGATGTTACTAACAAATCGAGACGGTTGTGGTTTGAGAAGGTAAATTCGAAACGAATGAAATTCACTGGCGTTGACGATTACAGATTTAAAAGGGCTTGGGACGAACACGTTTTTAAACAGCGACAAGGGAAGACGTTGCGCGAGAAGTTGGAGATCATTAGCGAGTTTATACCATCGCACTTCATAAATAAAGATATCGATAAGATGTTCAGACCGTACTTACGTTTGGCTGAAGCTCCAGTTAAGAAAATTAATGTCGCGTCGAGTTTAAATGGAAATCAAGGTGAATGGACTAACGGTGATGATTACTCTTCGGGACGTCGAAGTGCAAACGATCCTTTTCGTTTAACGAATTTGGTCGCGTACATTCGAGACGACGGAGAGATAATATATTACCCAGTTATAGCCATCCGCTGGTTTTTAAATTTTTACCCGGCAGATGTACCCACCCCACCCTTTGTAAGAGATTTTGAGGACGAAGAAGGAGTGGTACAATTATATTTCGAAAACTTGAGCATCATGCTGTTTAGAGGGGAGATATCTATCTTTGAGATCGCTTCTTCTCTAAATGGGAATAACGGAGAATGGACGAACAGTGATGATGTCGAGAAGAATGAGGGAGCTAAATTTGCTCCATGTGCTAGCGGTGTGGATTGCCGACGTAGTGGTCATTGGCACGACAAAAAGCAGTGGACTCAGAAACCTAAAAGCGATAAGCCGAAGGATCATGCCGCTGCCAGAATAGCCAAGAAGAAGTACTTAGAAGACATGAATAACTTCGTGAAATGTGAAGTAGTAGGATGCACGGAACCATTTCATTATCATAAAGTTGGTCAGCAGAAACACAAAGGTGTAAGAGATGACAGTGATGATGATAGTTATGTGAAAGCCGAACCTGAACCGAACGTTAGAAGTAAGTGTCGAGAGTGCGCTTTCGGTGGCATGTGTGGTGATTGCAAACCGGTGAACTCAGAGATCGACAACACGGATGGGGATGGATTGTCTAGGAAGGACAAGCGCGCTAAGAAGCGGAAGAAAGAAGACGCAAGCGCGGACAATGGGAAGAAGAAAGACGAAGTCAAGAAGAAAACTCTAGCCGAGACAATAGCCAGTCTTAAAAGTGACCTTAATAAATTACCCAGCAAAGGAGGTGTCGCTGATAAGAGTGGGCTAAAGGTCGGAGGAGACGATCCGAAGAAACCTGATAACATCCCGAAGAAAAAGGATGATGAGTTAGCACGTATTCGTGCCGCTCTTGAAGAGTTGGAAAAAGAGGTTTTGTTAAAGGTCGTTGAAACCGAGATAGAGATGGAAGATTTGCGGAAGAGAGTCAGAAAAGAAGACGAGATTAAAGATGATCGAGAGTATCTCAATAGATACCGCGAACACGTTTACCAGGAGTTGCAGATCGAAAGAGATGCACTCCGCCGTCAAATGGAAAACGCTCAACGCAGGTTGGAAGAACGGTTTGAGAGACGACGTCAATTATTAGAAGTTCATCGCGAATTAGAACACAACGTTCGTATGAGGGCGGAAAGAGCGCGCGCTATAAGGGAGGAACTCGAGAGGGCGAGAATAGCACGGATGTTGGCCGATGCAGAAGACGCATTGGCACAGGCTGTCGAGTTAAATCGCGCTCCGGTCGAAATTCCTGAAGTGCAGGTTGACGAAGAGCCTATCGTAGAGTATTTTCATGAAGCAGATGGAGTTATTGAACCATCGAAACCAGTAATGAAACGCATATATATTTTGCGCACAGATAATGGTGTCGATCATCAAGACATTTCACTTGCTTTCAAGTTCTTTGCGATGCTTTTGGGTCAGACACTCTACGAGTCCCGAAACGAGATTACTTTTAGTGACAACGGTGACGTAGTGACAGCGCTAGGCAATACGGAAACGGACCGCGTTGATTACTTTGCCACGAACTTCTGGGGGAAACTGTTGAGTTTACCATCTTTCTCATTAACCACAAACCTAACTATTACAGAACTACCCATATATAGTGGCAGTTATAATGGAGAGGTTTATCAGGAATTGGTCGATCCTGTCTTGAAACAACTAGGACCAGTCACTTTCTCGGACGCAGGGAAAGTCGTGTACCAAGCGATCATTTCACAAGTGAAGTATATTATTTCCGGAATTAATAGTGATTATTTCCGCGAACGTCATATCCTTGTTACCAGTAACACCATTATGTACATTATCAACCTCTGCATGATTTCAGGGGCTAGGAACGCACAGGCGATTCCTATATCACCCGGAGTAGACAATAAGACAGAGACGGGACCGTACAGAAGTAAGCACAGGCCATCAAATTTTCAATTTTAACTGAGTACCCAGCGATGCCGGAAGGCGTTTATTGGACCGGTTATAAGGAAATAGAGGCATGTACTAGAGTTATTGGGAAAAGGTATGAGAACGCAGGAAGGTTCAGAATTATAAAAGGACAGCAATATTACGACACTGAAACAGGGTTGTTAAGGTTTGATCGCAGTAAGACATTCAAAGCGAAACAACGGAAGGTTTCGTATGGATGGGATTTTGCACACGATTCAGTCATTCTAGAAAATTCTGTTGACAATTTACAAGAAGCATTAATTAGATTGATGTGTATAAGAAAACCTGAGATTTTTGGGTTGGACGCAGCGTTGCGCAATTCACAAAGGCATGCGATAGATGCACACCGTGAATTGTTCAGACATGTGCTAACCCACGAACAAGGATTTTTCTGGCACAATGATTTGATAGCATCAGCCACCGACTTAGTTCCTAAACCACACGTAAAGAAGAAATTGAGAATTTCTTCATGGAAGGATTGTGGAGAGACAGGACTATGTGCGCAAAAAGCGTGGATAAGGGGCAACAAAGTAATTTGGAAACAGAAGATGATGGAATGGGCGAAGAATGGCAAAATCGGACGCATCGTTGTGGACCTTGGGTGTCCAGCTTCTTTGCAAGGAGCCGAAATAGCTGAAGCAGCGAAAGAGTTTTTATCCAAACCTCGATACCACCGAAATTGCAAATTTGAATACATTAAGAAATCAGATTATAAGAGTTTATTTAAGATGTTTAAGGAAATGCAGAACAATCCACACAGATTTGTTTTGTATGCATATTCAGACGACGCCGTCGCAGGCATCTATGATTGTGCAACATGCAAATTCTATGATTTGGACATAAGTTCATGCGACACATCACACACGAGTGAATTCTTTGAGTTGATGTTCGATGTATTCAATTTTTCTGAAGCAATGAGGGAAGTTTTTCGAGCACAGATTAGAACCAATTGCGGATTCAGCAATCCAGGCAATCGCAAAGAAAAAGTGGTACTTTCTCCACTTGGTTTGTATTTGCAGTCAGGAAGCACATTGACAACTCTCGTGGTGTGACGGGCGGTGTGTACAAG